AGGCAGGGCTTCAGGTGGGTTTATGAGTAAGGCAATGTCTATTGCTAAACCTTGTTAAGGCTCTCTAAATGCGCTCAGTTCGTTCTCTAAGAACTTGTGCATTTTTTCTAGCTTTGGTTTAGCGCCCCTTATAATTTTACGTATAAGGAGCAGTTCATTACCTTCAAATATTGTATGCAATTTATCTTCAGGGAGTCCTCCCATTTCGGTGAGGACATCCCCTGAAGAGCTTACAATAACCCTAAAGGAAATAAGATTAGCTTCCTTTGCTTCATACGATTTCACACGCACCTCCTGTACACGCTAGTTCTTGACTTCCTGTAGTGTTGTCTTCTTGTTCAAAGTATACCAAGTCATTCCAGTTCACACTCTTCGGCATGACTGCTGTTAGTTCTTCATACTTCTCAGCCGTTATGTCCTCATACGGAGCTTGCTGATAAACATGGTCACTCACTGGCAACAAACTAATCCCAGAACAGATGTCAAAGTTTTCCCATATCCACTGTGCGACTTGCAGATATTCGTCATCCGTATAGTACACAGTAATGCTTGGCTTATGTTCACACCAGAAGTTCTGATAAGTTTTCCATAAGCGTAACTGTTCCATAGCTCCAACGTCTTTAACAACTACGCTACTCTCAGGAGCTTTAACAGGGAAGCTGAAAACTACAGCACTTTCTGACATTACATCCTGTTCTACTGGGAAGTTTGCTGCGTCCATAAAGACTGCAAGCGGGTCTTTCTTATCTGAACGTACTCTACGAATGTAATGTTTAGAAAAGCGGGGATGTATGCCACTAGCACTATCAACGAGCTGAGACACAGTACCGCTTGGCTTAACACAAGTAATAGCCGCAGACTGTTCAACGCCAAGCTTCTTAGCCCATTTCTTATTAGTTGTGATTGCAACATTTCGTAATACCTCCAAAGTCTTTTCAAGTTCTTCTTGGTCTTTCTGACCAGACAACAGTGCGTTGTCCATAATGCCAGTTAAACTCAAGCCTAACAACGCCTCTTCTGCTGTGTTCTTATGCCAGATATTTCGTAAGTATCTGAAGTCAGTCAGCGTTGATTGTAGTGTGCCGATAATAGCGGCTAGTTCTACTTTCTCTTTTAAAGTTTCTTCTGTATCATCTTCACGAACAACTACCTCAGACAGGTTACAGAACTGATTGCTACGCAGAATGATTTCACTGCAAGGATTAGTTCCGAAGTCTTGCTCAGAATCTCTACGACCATTACGAGCCGCTACATTTTGAGCCGCTACTCTACTAAAGAGTCCTCGCTCACCTGCTCTGCTTTCATATAGAGTCTTCATTTCGTTGATGAACGCCTCGAAGTCGGGCTTCTCTGTGTACGCCACACTATTGTTTGCTAAGCGTCTATGTCCATCAGCTTCCCACCACGCCCCTGTCTTAGCTTTAGCCATGCGGTTATCTGAAAGATTAGAAAGACTTATAAGTGCTGAGCGTCTAACACCGCCTACAACTACAATGTCTGCAACCTTACAGACAATATCGTGGCACTCAATACTAGTTAGCTTTCTACCACCTGCTTTCTGAAATATTTCTACACAGAAACGAAACAAATCCTCAAGGGGCTGTGCACCACTCGCTCGACCACCAAAGGTCTTGAGCCTAGCACCTGCGGGACGTACCTTGCTGACATCCCACTTGGGTATTTTACCTGCATAAAGCATGGCAATCAACTCTCGGAATGCAGATGCCCAACCAATCTTACTGTCAGCTACTACAATCGTAGTGTCTGTTGGGTGGAATGTCTCGGCTACAACAGGGAGCTTACCAATAAAGTTTCTTTCAACGCTGAAGCCGACACCAGTACCACACATAAGCACGTACATCAGTTCATCAAAAGCTCTTGGGGAGTCAATAGCCAAGTAGCTACAGTTAAACCCTGCAACATTATCTTTATCTAAGGCATCTCCTGCGGTCATTAGACATCTCATGCTAGGCATTACCTTAAGATTATATATTCCACTATATAACTTTTCTCCTTCGGCTTTAGTTATCTGCTTGCGCTTGAGCCAGAAGTCAACGTATCTTTGAACCGTTTCTGCCCACGTTTCCCTGCGGTTTTCTTCAGGCAACCATCGGGCATATCGTGATTTATGTATAAATTCTTGGTACTGTTCCATTATTTTTCCTTTAAACTAGCGTGTTAGTATGCTCTTCTCCGTCTTTACACAAGGCTAAGTAGGTATCTTCAGGTACATGATAGCCTGCCGCCTGTATAAAAGCTTTAAAAGAGTCAAGTAAATCAGTTAATGATATATCTCTATCATAAACAGTGTGCACTGCTTTGATGTTGGGTGAAGAATTTAGATTACACCTGTACGGATATGATATAAACTCATATCTAGGTTCGTCCTTATCCATGTTCATCACTCGTCTCCGTAGGCTTTAAGTGCTGACCACATCTGCACATAAAATGCGATTATATCCTTACGATTTTCCCACAGAATTACAGTAGGCACATAAATCGGGGACACTATCAACATCACCAACGCTTTGATTGCTATTTTTTTATTCTCTGTCATTTCATTATTCTCCTATGTTCAATATTATTGAACGCTATTCTTCTATCCACACATTACCGATAGAAATTAAAAAGAAAGGAAAGCTAAGTATCATCCCATCAAAGGGCATGTACTCTTCCTTACCACTTGGTTTTGTAACTACTACTGGTCTGCTATCGCAAATCTCTATATCCAACCCAACACCATAACGCCACTCAAGTGTCCATAACATATTCCAAAGTCTTAAAGTCATCCTGTTTCCTCTTGTAGTTTTTTCGTGCGGCCTTAGCTTTAGAAGACCTTGTTAGTTTCTTAAATTTTTTCTTACGTGCAAACTGGTTGCGTCTTTCTTCCTTCCTATCCATCACCACCAACCCAAGTTATGAGAGTTATTTAGTATAATCATAAAGCAGGTGAAGATATGGACAAGCCACCAGAAGGTACGTATGCTTGCAACTAAATTAGCTTGAGCATCTGTCTCTCCTACCTTTTCTCCTAGCGACTTAGCCCATATCCTCCACCACTTACTCATCGTAAGTAGAGATGAGCCTGCTGATATACCACTGAGCTTTCTTTGCGTCCTGTAGGGCGTTCCCTTTACGCTCGTATCTCCACAGGTACTTCAGTGCATTGCCCTTGAGATACCCTTTGAACGCCTCTGGTGTCATGCTTTCCTCAATGGCTTCAATACACTCAACCTTTCCATAGTTATAGTGGGTAGGGTTATTGACAACATCTTCAGACTCACTCCAACAACCTGAAAAATCTTCTGCGTCTGCTGTGACTTCTTTGTCAGTACCTCGACAACTATCGAAAACCCAATTAGCGTTTAAACGCCTCATATATTCTTCAAAGGTTGGTTCACCTGTGCTAGGATTCTTCTCCCAGTTAGTGCTATTCATTTTTAAAGTCCTCTCTTTTTTCTTTGTTAATCCAATCGTCAGGTATAGTGTCTTCACTAAACCATCGGAAGTTATTACTGTCAGCCCATTCGCTATGTGACCTACGAGTGCCGTCCTTGCGAACCTTAGCCTGTGGCATAGGGGCACTTGGGTTAGCAAACAAGAACACTAGTTCAATATTATCTGGTAGAGTTTTCGCTATCCAAATATATTTACTGTACTCTGCGCTATCCCAAAACCTCCCCTTTGCCTCAAGCAATATCTTCTTACCTTCAATAGTTTTAACAAAGTCAGGCTCGTATTTATGGGTGATAGTGTACTCAACTTTATCGACATGGTGTTCCCATCCGTCCAGAATGCCAGAATGCAGTTCATATTCCCAGTTGGAATCGTAGCCCTTAACTACGTTTTTCTCTACTGGTCTTTTGACTCGTGCCTTTCTATAGCCCCTCCTAACTTTTGGGTTCATACGATTACTTTCCTCGCTTTTCCATCTTCCATTCTATATCACTCCTAGATATATCTTCAACTTGCTTGTCGGGAAATATGCGAAGAAGCTGTTTTATTTTCTTAGTAACGTGACGTATGCCATATACACTGTTGTACTTTATACCCATTCCCCAAACGTGTGTCTGCTTAGGTAGCATCTCGTCAAGATTATCTAGCGTTACCTTCTTAGCTTCTTCTGCATCCAAAAGCGACTGCACCCATTGTAACTGGATGCAGGTCGCATGTTTCTTTATACGCTTACTTCTCCTTCTATTCATAATATCTCGTCTACCTTGGGTTCTGCTACTACTTCCGTGAGGTATGTGTAGCCTGTAGAATATTTAAAAGTCCTTAGACCTTCACCATCGTTCGCATCCTTGTGGCATTCGTGTTTATACTTACACCACGAACATCCTTTTGGCAGTTTCATGTTTCCTTTTTTGCCTTCAGGTATAGGATTATAACATCTTTCGGGCGGTTTGTCAAGCTCTATTTTAGAAATAACCGAATTTATTTTCGTATCTATATTAGGTTTATCTAAATCTTCAGGTATGAACGTGCACAACTCACCGCTCTCTTTGTTTAGAACTAAGAACCCGCCATTGCTTGTGCCTTCTGCTTTCTCATAGCCTGCAAGCTGACCCAAATAACCGAAGGGGTCGTCCTGCGCTAAGCGTCCTTCCTTAAATTTATTGAAGGCAAACCTAGAAGCAGTCTTAACATCTATAACTTCTCCGTCAATCATGCAGTCCATGTGTCCTACAATTCCATCAACAACAACTTCTTTCTGCTCAGAAGATACATCGTGTCCTGCAACTCTAGCCAACATGAGAACTATTTCTTCTAGTAGATGTCCGTACAAGAACTTAATTTGTGTTGGAGCATCTATATCTCTATTAGAATTTTCGTCACGCTTCTCAAACCATAGCTGTCGCTCAGGCTTTCCGACATTAGACATACGAATTGTGAAGCTGTTGTTGCGCTTCTCAGGTCTTGCCCAAGACTTTAAAGCATCCTTAAGCTTCTCGCCTACGTCATCAATTTCTTCGTCAGTTATCGGCAAAGGCTCTCCATTGGAAAGCCCTCGGAGTTTATCATAGATGTCATCGACTAACGTATGTATAGTTTTATTCTTCGTCATATACTTTATTCCTTTTGTCGAATTTAAACTTGCGGTTCTGCCTACAGTAGTCGCAAGCATTGTGGTTACGGCAGTGCTTTGAGACAGCCTTCGCTCCCTGATAGCTCTTCCTCTTCTCCTTGCCGTACTTTATCGCTTTGTCCAGACTCATCTTCCAACTCCTTAAACGCCTTGATTACATCGCTTGAGAATAGTTTCTGTAAATTTAACAGGTACATCTGACTTGCTCGGTTATCGCCACCCGACACTGTTTTAAAACTATCTAAGCCTTTAACAATTTTCTTAAGCGTCTTAGTGTTAAACACGAGGGTACAGTATTCATCATCACCGATACATAGATTATGAAACCAGTAGTCAGATTCAGTCGCATCAATGCCCGATGGCTTACCATAAGACTTATACTCGATGCAGATGTTACCTGTCTTTTGCCACAGGTCACGCTCAGATTTAACTTCTATCTTTTTGTTCTGTAACATATCCGCTATTTTATCTTCACGCACCACGCCATATTGCAAATCAATGTCGAACTTCTTTCTATCTTCTTTACACGGCTTCATCTTGTTCACCTTCCTTTTCTTTAGCTTTATGTAGGTTTGCTTTTCTCTTAGCACTGTCGCACTTCCTGCAAATATAATTGCCTTTGCGAACATTGCCCACAGTCCAGTTTTCTTCCGCCACTAATTCATCTTCACAGCGGTTGCATTTTCTAGTGGGTTTCATGCCATGCTTCTCCTATGTGATAGTCCCCATCTAAGGGGCAGTATAGTTTTAGGTTCTTACCTGCTTCAATGATAGCTTCGACACCTGCCTTTCCTACTGCCTCTGCATCTGAAGCACTGCATTCTATCTGCCATTCATCGTGGACGTTAGCCACAATAAGAGCGAATAGGTTCTGTTCTTTAATCTTTCTGTCCAGAATAACCAGTGCTTCCTTCATAACTATAGCACCTGCCGATTGCAAAAGCGTGTTAAGTGCAGAGTGTTCAGAGCGTACAAAGACTTTTCTACCATCTAAAGCTTTTAAAAATCCTTTCTTGCTTTCTCTTTGAACTCGTTGGACAAGATATTTAAGTGATGGCAAGCTATCGAAAAACTGGTTTCGCAGTTCTCTACCTCTTGCTTTACCTTTCTTAGCCACTGAGCCAAGTTTCGCATCTCCTGCTCCGTATATGAGGGCATAGATAAACGTCTTTGCCTGATTTCTTGACTCAAGCCCCGCAAGTCTTTGGTTAGCTGAGTGAATGTCTCCGTTGAGAATTTCATCTGTATACTCCGTATCGTTCATGTAGTGTGCAAGCATTCTCAACTCCAGACCTGAAGCATCTATGCCTACTAATTTATTACCAGATTTAACTGTCCAACATTCCCTACATTCTTTACCATAAGGAGAGCTACAGCTTGGTATCTGGGCTGTGTTGGGGTGGCTATGTGTCATTCTACCTGTCACAGCACCATTAGGATTAACGTAGCCACGAACCCTGCCATCAGGCTCTACTGCTTTTATCCAACTAGTTACTTGCGCTAAGCGTTTCTGTAGCATCAGATACTTTGCAATCAGCGAAGCCTCTGGAATATCCTTAACTTTATTTAACGTGCCCTCGTCAACAATCGGCTGACCAGTTGGTGTGAAGTTCTTAGGCTTCCAACCTGCTTCCATAAGATACTCACCAATTTGTTTACGAGAACCGAGGTTAAAGCTAGTATAAGTTTCACGCTTAACAGGCTTGCCGTTTGTCTCCATCTTTAGAAGCTCGTCCTCAGTCAACCTAACGCCTTTGTCGTGTTGGTCTTTGGCTGTCTTAGCTAAAGCCCCTGTCTTAGTATACTGTGGTTTAAGAATCTGCACAGTTACTTTAGGTTTAAATGTCAGGTGTACTTCGTCCTCAGTAGACGCTAGTTTCTCTCGGAACATTGCCACAAGGTACATAGCTTTCTGCATATCTAGCTCAAACCCATTGCGTTTTTGTTCCTCTATAATCTTAGCGACTGCATGTTCTAGTCTAACCGATTGTGGGGTGAAGCCTCGGCTTTCAACTTTTAAAGCTTCATATACTTTAGTATTTAGTTCTACATCACGCTTACAATACTCAAGCATTTCTGGTGTGTAACAGTCCCACGCATCGTCATTCTCTCCGTAGTCGCCCTTGTTAAAGTTTAGGCGGTAGCCCCAAGATTCTAAGCCGTGTCCACCCTCACGAGTTGGCTTAAACAATCTTGATAGAACTAAGGTGTCTACAATCTTCTTGTTGCTTAGGTCAACACCCGCTACAACTTTCAATGCAGGTAAGTCATAGCCTAATATGTTGTGACCAATTAGCTTGGTGGCAGACTTAAGAAATAAGTAGCCTGCTTCAAGCTGTGTATTATCGAACGTAAACACATCCCCTGTGTCTACGTCCTGCGCTACAATACAAAAAATCTTAGTCGGGCTAAGCCCATCTGCTTCAATATCAAATACTATATTCATAGTTCATCTCCGTCAAACGCACTGTAGTCATCATCGTTGGGTATCTCTGAAAGCCTTCCTGTGTCCATATCATATAAGAGACTACAAGCTACTCCCACATCACCAGTATACCTAGACTTAAGTACCCTCACCTTTGTTGTTGATGCCTCAATAGCATCGTCAGACTGTTGGTTTCTTTCTAAAGATATAACGCAGTCTGATAGCTGTGCGATACTTTGCGACCCTCTAAGGTGCGATAGTCCTGTCTCGATACCATTTTCGTGTCCACGATTGCCGTCAACCCTACGAAGATGCGACACTAGAATCATACCTACACCTGTCTCCTCTACAAGAGAACGAAGTCGGTGCATAATACTATCAATAGCTTTACGCTCGTCACCCTCTAGTGCTTGGAGTACAAGCATGTGCAGGTGGTCAACGACAACCCACTTACAATCTAAGCCTACAATCAAGTAGCGTAGCTTGCTGAATATATCTTCTAGGTGGTTGACTCCAAGATGTGCATGAACCCAAACACGACCCTCGTTCTTGCCTAAGAATACCTTACGATACAGTTCCATAAGTTCTTCATCGCCTGTGTCGTCCTTAACACTATTGAGATGTATCTTGGAGTTAGCCTCGATAGACATAATGCCCTCTGCTGTACGACTCCAGTTCTCTTCTAGTGCGACAATACCTACGTTGTCTTCTGTATTGTTGATAAGCCAATGCTCTAACTCTCTAGTAACACTAGACTTACCTAGACCTGTACCGCCTGTCAATGTAACTAACTCGCCCTGACGCATACCCTCTAGCTTCTTGTTCAAGCCGTGATAGGGATAAGGTATACAATCTTTCTTCTCAGTCTGGAGCTTGCGGTAAGCATCAAGCTGAGTAGATAGATTTAATATACCTGAAGGTGTATAGGTCTTAGCATCCCAGAAAGAACTAACAAATGCTGTGTGCTGTTTGGCTTTGAGCATATCGTTAGGGTCTTTGAATCCCTCTGGCAGTGTCATCAACTTAGCTTTATTAGGTGTGAGAAGCTTTGCAATAGCTTTCGCTCCTGCCTTACCTACATCGTCTGAATCGAAACATAACACTACTGTATCAAAAGATTCTAAGAACTCTAAACTATTCTTAACGTCACGAGCACCTCCTTGTGCCCCCGATTTTATTGATACTACAGGCCACTTACTTCCAAGTAATTCGTATGCCGCCATAGCGTCACACTCTCCTTCTACTACTGTAATAAACTTACCGCCTGATTTAAAGAGCTGTTCTCCAAACAACCCTGATTCCTTAGAGCTACCTTGCCACACAAACTGTTTATTAAGCTTGCGTATCTTTGTAGCTACCTGTTCTCCATTACTAAAATAAGGATAGTGATGGCTTGTAACTTGGTCAATAGACGTAACAGTAGATTTAACGCCATACTTTTTGGCTGTTGCTAAGCTAATGCCTCGGTCTGTTAGTGCGTTAAAACTAGCACTATCCTGTCTTGGTTGATACTCTGCAAAATCCGTTATAGTATCTTGTTGTACTTCCGATGTACCATATTGTTTAAAATAAGTATTGCAACTAAAGCAATACGCTGACCCATCATCGTTCTGTGATACTGGGTCGCTACCTCCGCAAGCATCGCAAGGGAGGTGGAACTTTACAAATGGCATTGTGTTACCTCACAATATTTAGTTTAAGGTTTTGTCCTCGTCTGCAATAGCACTATCGTCTAGCTTATCCTCAAACAAATCTTTAATATGTGTAGCACCTGCTTGAAGAAGCTGTATTTGGTTTTTACAATCAGCTATATTAGCTACTGCGACTTGGAGAAGGGAGAACAATCCTTGTCCTTCCTCGTCCAGTTTTGCCACATCATAAGTTTTATCATCCATTATGTATGTGTGGCTCATAGTTCATCTCCCATGCCGTCTTCTTCTATATCAAACTCTGCTCCGTCAACTGAGCCGACAGATACTAAGTCTAATACTTGCATAGCTTGGAAGTCTAATCCCTTAAAGGTCTTACCTTTCCATACAGATTCCCACTCCTTGTACTGCACCTTAACTTTAGAGCCGTTACCTACACGCTCATCCATTGGATTCTTACTAGCATCTACAAGCTTTGGTGCTGAACGAACCATGCCGTTTGGCCCATTAACTTTACGTTTAATAACTACAGCAGTGCCTTCGTCCATCTCTTTGGTTTGGAATCCACGAGCATTAAAATCTTCTGCTACTTCATCCGACACAACTAGATTTACTGTGTACACTGGTTCATAAGTTGTATTAGGTGTAGTTACACTTGCCCAATACGCTGTTCCTTCTGCTATCGCCATAATATATTTCCTTCTGTTGGTTAAAAATTGAAGTGGTATTATACCACAAGTCGTACAATTTGTCAAGCTTTATATGGGTCAATTATATCAAACCATAAAGCTAGTCCACCCCCTACTGCAAGCACCCAAAACGGTACGCCCATCAGTAAGAGGGAGACTATAACTAGAACTGTGGTCATTTTATAAGGTCACTCCACAGCTCTAATTTTTCTCTTTTATTTTCTATTGCTTGGAATACATCTGCTTCATCACACATATCGTGCTCAATAAGCAGGGTAGCTAAACACATAACGTCCCCTAGCTCTTGAACTAAATTGTCCATGTGCTTTTTTTCAGTGCCGAAGCGGATGAGCTTACTACACGCTTGTATAAGCTCACCGCATTCTTCCATAGTTATTACCAATAGCTCCTGTTTATTCTCGTCCATCATGCTACCTTTCTAAAAGCTTCTCGCACAACTGACTGTCTCTTGTTTTGCACAGAAGCTATGTTGACTTTCGATGCAAGACTATGCCCTTCAGCGTGAGTAGACCAGTCGGTGTAAGCATTATATAAAGCCCACTTGTTTGAGCCTAGTCTCCGCTTATACCTCAGCCAAGCATCAAAGATATATTCTAAGTTGCGGTTAGGTCTTGGTAGTGCGCTTATAACTTCAAAGGGCGTACTGCCAGACCATTGTGCCATGTATGATGTAGCCGACTTAGCATTTAAAGCTTTTACTATGTGAGTGAAAGCTCTTTTATCTGTGTACTCAGTGTTGATATATTCATTCCAAAGCTCTTTCTCGTTCTCGAATATATCTAATGCCTTAGTGATAACTCTAGCACCGCCCTCAATGTCTAGGTTTTTAGTGTGCTTAGCTTTAAATACAGCTACCTCACCGCTAACAAAAACCTGAAGGTTTGTACACGCTGACTGAATCGCAGCCGCACTGATAAGATAAGGCCACGTACCATCAAAGGACGATGTAGCTAATAGACCTAACGATGCTTCATCACCATCTGGAGTATCATAGGTATGAGCAGGTAAAGTATATTGCACAAAGCACCTTGCCCCATCATGTGATGTCCTGATAGTTTCTTTAATGCCATCGGTGTTTAGGTTAGACCTCTCAAGAATAGCTCTTGTAGAATCTATCATTGTCTTGGGCGGTACTGGCTGATAGCCATGACCATGAACACCAAGCTCTGAACCTGTGTCGGTACGATAGATAACAGACTTAGAGCTTTCACGCCTTTCGGTGTTGTTCCATATAGGGTATGTCAAGGGCTGAGAAGCCACGTTAAAATCTGCTGACCCATAACCCTGCTCTCGCAAGGCTTGGATAGAAGAACTGTTGTTATACATAGAAGATACGTTGTACATTAGGCTTGTACTCCTTCGATGCCGTTGATGTCGCTAATGTTCTTAAAGCTAATAGCCCTAGAAGCCTTGTGCTGTAGGTAGAACGCCCACTTATAGCAATGCAGGATGCGGAAACATTCTCCCTTGCTAAGTTCAAAGCGGTTCTTAGAGCTTCTGCGTCTAACAATAAAAGATTTGCCAAACACAGTACCGTTTTTCTTACCACTGAAAACCAGTGAGTGTAAAGCTTTTGCTACTACATTAAATAAAGTTTCCATAATATTTTTACCTATTGGTTAAGTTTGTGCTTGACAACAGTGCCGAGCGGTGGTATAATAACTTATAATTTAATAAGTTCGTATGAACTTACTTATTAAATTATTAAGTTAATTACATTTACTTCTTACGTTAATTACATATTTATAAATTATATCCTTAGTAATCAATAGCTTATAAGCTCTACTAAGTTTTCATAATTACAAAATCGTTTCATATAATATACAATGTTTAATATATGAAACATTTATCTATTATTTAAATCGTGGAACTTCTGAGCTTCCTCAATGCTATCAAATATATTGCAAGTTCTACATACGTTTAGCTCTGGTAGCTCTCCGCCTTCAGGAACTTCAAAGATATAGCCATCGTCATCACAGTATGGACACACATCATTAAAGCTTATATATACTTCAGATTCTTGTTTCTCATAGTTAAATATTTCAAAGCCTACATACTTAGTGCCAGAGTCGTTAGTTCTAAGTATTAAATCAAAGTCTAATAGTTGTTTAATTTCTGCACCGAAATCATTATCTTTCAGCACCATCTGTATGTGTTGGTCTTCAAGGTTATTCATCTGAGTCCTCCAACTGGTCTACCACATC